TGTAAACAAACTAAAGAAGATTTAGATGATAGAGTATTTGGTTGTATTTGGGCTTTGTTTATTTTAAATCCTAGTATAGTTCAAAATTATTTTCAAATAATTGATATGGATGATCAGGGAAGACCCAAAGAAATGGTTTCTTTGTATGATAATAAAGATTTGTTAAAACAAAGTCCATTATTGGTGGGTGGTTCTGGGTTGTTTCGAAGAAATAGGGTAATTAATACTATGCCAGTGATGATTAATCCTACTCCTCAAAACGAGCAAGACAACGAAGCTCGTCAATTATGGAATTGGTTACATACTGTGGCATACAATGATCGAAATATAGATCCTTACAAACCAGCAGAGCCAGAATTTATGACTGCTGATGCGTTGGAAGGAATGTATAAAGAAGACTATAAACCAATTATATTATTTTAATATGGAACAATCAATTTTAAATAGATCAAGGTTAGATAAATTTAGTTTAATTATGGATCTTCCTCTTATTCTCAAAAGAGAATCTGATCCTATTATTAAAGATAAGCATAATCCTGACACAGTACAGTTTACGGTATTTGGTTCTCCGGTTCCAGCTATTAAAATACCTACTATAAATTTGGCATATGGTGGACAAAATGTAAGTGTTTCATCTCATTCCAGACCAGCTTATCCAGATTTAAATTTAAAATTTTTAATTGATAACGGTTATATGAATTATTGGATTTTGTGGAAATGGTTAAACCATTTCAATAATTCTTTTGATGGAACCACAGATGTAATTTTACAACGCAGAGTAGATTTAACCAAAGACGTCTCAGTTCATGGAGTGGTTGGTAATACTTTTTTTGATTTTACTACGAATATAAATTTATTGGCTTTAGATGAATATAATAATCCTATTGCTTCTTTTAAATATGCAGACGCCTATATTAGTTCTTTAAGTGAATTGAATTTTTCACACCAAGATGAATCTATTATTTCCTGTACGGCTACTTTTGCTTACAGCCAATTTCATGTTGAATTGTTAGCTAATGTAGGAGAAAACACCCAATATTATGGCGTTTAGTGTAAATCAAAACGGAATATCCTTTGGAAACGATTTGGAACAAACAAAATCTGTATACCAAATCGGCGCAGATTATTTCTGGATAGAAATATGGATGTATAGTTATGATGTGGGTAAACCTCCTTATCAATTACCATTTGCAGCTGTAGAACAATTAGTCATGGAAGAGACATTATATGACTGGAATGTTACTGGATATATCACAATAGAAAATTGGAATGAGATTATAGAAAGAGGTGTTTATGCTTCCAGACTCACACCTAAAAATCCTCAAGGTTATATTTCCTCTCCAAGCCAACCTGGTTTTTTAAATTTTAGAACAGACGGAAGAAATTTAATTAGTTTTAAAATATATCCCTATGTTACGAATAATAAAAATAGTACTACTTCTTCTTTGAACGCAGAAGATTGGGTTATGTCTCTTGATTGTAGCATATATGATATCCAAGATACTTCAAAAGATAACTTTAAAAAGTTAAGAACCTTTTATTTCAAAGATATAAGACATCAAATTTTTTCAGAAAGACGACTACAGTGGAGTACTGGAAATATAGCTAGTAAAATAAGAGAGATGCAAGGTACCCCATTAGATTTGAGTATGGCTTATGATTCTGAAAAAAGCCTACCTGCCGGGGTGATTTTAAAACATTTTATATCAAATATTAATTGCGGTTCTTTAGAGGTTATGTCGGAAACTCCTTTAAAAATGGCTTATGATTCTGAGGGTTCTATAAATAAACCGAACGTATCCATTTTAGATATAGATCCGGAATATTGGAATGATGGAGATCCTACTAATAAAATTTTATATAATTCTCCAGCCGGTTCTACCGTATTAGATGATATAAATTACATTTTAAAATATGCAACTTCCTCTGATACTAATAATCCATCTCCTTTAATTTTGCGTGTAGGAAATAGAGGATTGGCCGAAGGAATGTTAAGGCCTAATCAAGAGTATAAAGGAAAATTAAATAAAAAATGGACCTTGACTCCCTTAGCAGATTTGTTTAAAAATTCTCAAGCTTTACAAAAAGAAAGAATTATATTGAGAGATTTTGCCGCTTCTGATGCAGACATTACTGTTGGAGAAAGAGCTTTTAGCCAGGCCGGACCAGATGCAGATAATAATTTTAATTCACCTATTGCTTCTGTAGCAGACAACTATCAATTTGCTCCTATGGTTGCTATAGATGATTTAGAATTTGCCAATAGTCCAGTGGTTCAATTTAAGTTTGATCAGACCCAATATGAAATTAACTTTAACAACAATAAAGTTGCAGATGTAATTGGTAATGCAACTTTGATGGGCAAATCTGGATTATTTAATTTTGCAAAAAATAACAAAGAAGCTCAAATTTTATTAAACACTAATCAAACCAAACTTAGTGGGTTAAATACTCAATACAATTTTACTACACAATCTTTAGTTTCACCAAATTATACGGGTATGCAAATGTTAAAAAATCTTGTATATAAAAATCAAGCATTATATCTTCAAATACCAGGTTTAACTATGAGAAAACCAGGAAATTTTTTACACATATATAGACCTATACCAGAAAAAAATTCTTTTGATGATAGATTTTTCGGACAATGGTTAACTGTTAAAGTAGTACATTTTTTTACAAAAAATTCTTATACTAACGATATAATTTGCACCAAAATAGATAGTTATAGTAAGATATATGAAGTTGGCAAAAATGATATAGCCCCTTAAATTATGGACAAAGAACAATTAAAAAAACGACTAGAAGAAATAAAGTCTAGATTGCCGGCTTGGAAGCCATCCTCCAACGGCACTCCGGGATTGGCTACTATGGCTCGTAATGTTTCTGACAGCATTATAAGAAATGTAGGAAGTGTGTTAGAGGGTAATAATTTAAAAGTTTCTGATACACAAAAGCAAAGCAGACTAAATATTTGTAATGAATGTTCTTTTTTTGATAAAGAACAACAAAGATGTAAAAAGTGTGGATGTTATATGGCTGCTAAAACTATGTTAACAGCTGAAAAATGTCCTATAGGAAAATGGTAAATATATGGCCTCTTGTAATTCACGACAATATAACGAATCTAATGTAGTTATTGACACTCCAGAACAATTTAAAGTTGCGGATGAAGAAAAATTGACTGGTTTAAATAATACAGAATTGGGAACTTTACGAGGTATATTGGGAGGTACCAATGTGGGTAATAAATATTGTGCGGCTTTGCATATATTAAATCGAGGTTATAAAATTTTAGGGGATTCATTTGCGTTTGACGGGCACGAAATTGCAGTTGCTAATAAAGATTTTTACAATGAATTAATTAAACCTAAAGGTTATTTGGATCATGCTGGAATTTTGGCAAGTGCTACGGCTAAAACACCAGCTGGTAAATCTGGACAATTAAAATATCCAGTTCCGGGTTTGTTGGTTAGATTGATAGGAATGAGACAAAAAGACCCTATCAACGGTCCGCGAACCCACTTACCTCCTAACTGTGATGCTATTTTAGCTCAATCTGGTTCTGAATGGGCTAATGCTATCGGAGATTGGGTAGAAAGTATCAATTCTCATTCTTATTTGACCAACACAGCTATTGGTCAATACGGTGGAATTACAGAGGCAATTCATTATCTTTCCAATGCCGTTGGTAGTTTTAGACAAGCCATGCTAGATTTATATCAAGGCATGCAATTAGCTGCTTTACAGGCTCAACTATTCCTGAATCATTGTATCGGTTTGTTGGAAGAATTTATTACAGATCAATTTTTAGGCAAAGGTTCTAAAACTTTAATATGGTTGACCGTTATTTGTTTAGTGCTTTCTGCCATTCAAACTCTTATAGATGATATAGCCTTTTTTGGATCTTTATTTGATGGATCTGACAATCTTTACAGAATACTTAATATATTTCAAACTGTAGTTAATATTGGTTCTGAAGTCATTAATGCAATTGAACATCCCATTACAGTAGGTGTGGCTCAATATGTGTTTCCTAAAGAAGCTCTAGCATTTGCTAAATTTATTAATTCTATTGGAGAATTGCCTGAACAATTCATGGGATTTTTAATTCAAAGTTTTAGTTTTGGAGGTAAAGGAAGCAGTTCGGCTCTTGCTATTGCAAACGCAATTATTAAACATTATTGTTTGGGTTCTCAATTAGGAGAATTAGAACCAGTTTTGGACAGTTTTGGAACTGCAGTGCCTTCATCTAAATGGAATAGATCTGGTACTCCTCAATTTAAAGGTCCTATGTCTTTTTATCCAAAAAATGTTCCTTATGAATTATTAAGTAAAGTTAATCCTAATTTGTTTGCTTTCGGAAAATTGCGTCCAGACGGCACTCCGGAATTTACATTATCAGGTCTAAAAAATTCTTTTTCTTCTTTGATAGATCCATCTGGAAATTATTATTTTAATAAATCTGCATATGATTTAGGAAAAGCAGCTGGTAATGCAAATCATTTTGTAAAGGCTTTAAAAACTAGCATGGTTTCTAAGGAGTATAAATAAAATGAATTATCAATACGGTAACCATATAGGAGTTATAATAAACAGCTTAGATCCGGAAAGTAGAGGAAGAGTCCAGGTTCTTATTCCCCATTTGTCTACTACTTTATTGGAACAATGGAATGTCAAAGCAACCGACATAAAATTAGATGCTCAAACTTTTCAAGAATATCTTAATCAAGATCATCCAGTTGGAAAATCTTTGAGAGAAAATTTACCTTGGGCGGAAGCTGCTAGACCTTTATTAGGGTCTGGTGGAACCACAGTTGTAGGGTTGAACGGAAAAATAGAAACTGCTAGTACTCCTGCACAGCGGCCCGACACACGGCGTTTATCTGCGCGGAATTCTTCAGTGGCAACAAATTCAAAGTCTTCCACTTCACCAGATCCAGACGATAAAGGTAATATGGTACTAGGGTACTTAACACAAGATAAAGATGGAAACCCGGCATTCAAAGTATGTAAATATGGAGGCAAAGATAGAGTGACCCCAGATGATGTTAGATGTGTAGCAACTGATTACGCTGTGAGAAATTGGGACAGTATTAAAGAAGCTCTTGGAACCAATAGACCGGGCCCAACATTTGTAGATCCTGTAGATTATGTAGATCACTTTATAATACCTATGGTAACATTTGAAAGTGATTTTGCAGTGAATACTAAGAGTACAGATAATGGAAACAATACGTCAGTTGGACTTTTGCAAACATCTGTTCATGATTATACGAGTCGATTTAATAATTCAACTGACGCTGCTCTGTTTGATAGATATGACATTTCTCCAGATAGAGTTGCAACTGACGAAAAATTAAAAATTCCTCTTACAAATCTCTTAGGAGGAATGGCTTTAATAGAGAGGGGATTAAGACAATCTCCAAATTTTTCTGTAACTCACGCTATGGCTGGCAAAAATGATAAGCCTGACTTTCTGCATCCCTGGTTATTTGGTGAAAATACTATAAAGAGATTAGAAAAATATTATGAAAACGAAGGGTTTCTTCCAGGTGATAAACAAACACTTGTAGATATAAATGCTGCGGGAGGGATTCTGGGATTTAACACAAGTAACACAAGACAAAAGACGGCAGCAACGGTACAACCATCACAAACTCCAATACCAGCTACTGCTATAGATAGCTCAACCTCACATCCATCAAAAGGTCCGGATGTTAGATTGCCTCAAGGCTCTAATTCAGTTCCACAACCTGGTAATATGGTTTGGGTTTTCTTTTTAAATGGTGATTTACAAAAACCAGTATACTTTGCTTCGGTGACAGAAGCCTATGCTAATGCGAGAGATACGCCACCAAGTGCGACTCCACCGGCTGGTACTAAAGGTTTAGTACCATCAAAACCCCAACCGTTTAATGGCCTAGGACTTCCAACGAGCCCAAATGAACAACAGCCACAAAATGGCGGGTCGTTATTTCCAGAGAAAAATCCAGTGGAAGATGTTATTCCAACATTTATTTAGGTTGCTAAAAAAATAAAATTTTCTAAATATAAAATATGAATTTAAGACTTGATGGATCTAGTAATGCTACAGATTCTGTAATCATGCCTTCTGGTGGATTACATTTTGTTTCTAATGTAAGAGGCCTATCTGGAATGACTGCGGATTCTTCTTATGTAGAATTGTATCAAAATGCAGGAGCTAGTATTGCATTAAATGCTCAAGGATTTATTAGAGCCGAAGCCCCAGCTGATATATCTATTAATGCTAATAAAAATTATTTTCGATCCGCAGCTGCTAATGTAGTAGAGTATACTGGTGGGGGTTCTTATAAAACTATATTAGGAAATAATGTTATTACTTTAGGCAAACAAAATAAAGAAGCAAAAGATGCTTCAAAGGCTTTACAAGATTTGGCGAAAACACTTCAAGAACAAATAATGGATGAAGCAATGGCTGTAGTGGATGAAGAGGGTAAATGTCCTACTTGTGGTCAGAGAACTACTAAAGATGAAAAAAGTAAAATCATGGTTTTGATTAACGTCATAACGCAAGATATGCCAGATTTTCCTTATCATCCCACAGAATATATAGAAAAATGGATAAAACGCATAGCTAGACTATTGGCTGGATTAATTAGTTTTAAAAAAAATGAAGATCTTAATCCCAAAAAATCTTGTGGACCTGGGTGTAAAAATCATATGGTTAAAAGTTTACGTTTAACCTTAAAAAAAGCAGAAGATGTATATGATATTAAAATAAGACAAAACCAAGATATAGCCAATGATCATTTAGCAAAATTGGCTCCATATTCTAATACAGTGGTTACATCTACCAATAGTATGTCTATTTTTGTTGGTTTGGCTAAAAATGAATCCAAAGTTTATTTCAAAAAAGGATATTCCACAGATCCGACTGGTCACGCAAAAGGCAAACAAGGTATAATGACTGTTTCAAAGGGAAATTGTGAAAGGATGATTTATTGTCCTCCGATGCAATTAACTGATGCAAATTTTTACTTAGATGTATGTGAAAAATTTACAGTAAATGCTGGAGCTCCTGGAATGGCTTTTAATACTAATGGTTTATATGAAGTAAAAGCTGCTGGCATTAATATATCTGCATCTGATGGGGAGGCAGTTTTCAAATCTAGTAATAAAACTATTATAGCTGGTAAAAATATTAAGTTATTGGCTGATGATAAAAGTGGAGACACCAATATTCTATTAGATGCTGGTAATGTACACATATCAAGATCTGCCTCTATAGATGCTAATTTATCGGTGAGAGGAGCTATTACTTGTGAAGGTCCGTTGTCTATACCATATTTAAATTGTCCAACAATGGAGGCAAAGACTGAAACCTATGGTAAACAAATGGCTTCTGGTGTAGAAAGAGGACTTGGATCTTCTTTGGCTTTGAGAATAGCCAATTCTGTAAATATGTTAGGAAAATATGCACAGAATGGATTATGGACACTAGTGCCTCAAAATTTTACCTCAGTTGTGATGGAAGAATTGGATACACTTTTCAACAGCGCAACTCTAAATCCAGTTCCGGCGGGATTGTGTAAATCTCTTGGTTTTGGTTTTGGACCAGATCCTCAAGGAGGCGTCGTGGTTAGTAATGTATACACAATAGGAATAGTATGGAATTTTTTCCATAATCATGGTTCTTTTAATGATGAACATCGAGTAGTAGTGCCAGTACCATTGGGCAAAAATTTTCAATTCACTGAAGGGGCTTTACAAGCCAGTTATATAGGTGGTTCTCAGCCAGCTGTTGCTCCAGTGGTAGGATCTGCAGATCGACCTGGTCCTAAGTCTTTGCCGGGACCATGTGGTGGAGGTGGTTTATTTACCAAACAAAGAGATGGTCAATTTGGTTTAGATCAATTTGATGATGCATTCAATGGTGGTAATTTTGTAAACAGATATCATAACGACAATACTCCAGGCCAACCACCACCAGTAGACCCAGATTACAGTGTGTGGAAATACGGAGTTCGTACTGTGCCACTTTCTGGTGGTTTGTTGGATTGTTAATTTACCAATCTTACATAGTCGGGTATAGTTGCGGTCATTACTTCAAACACACCAGCTGTATCTGGTATTCCAGGTGGATTATATCCTTCCACCACTTCTAAAGGAATTTTTAATTTAGCCGCTACATATTCTCTCTCATCATAATAAAATTTTCTACCTTCATAAAGAGTGGCATATACATAGGTCTCCCAATGACCAGTTGGTTTTCTTTTAATTCTGTTAACATTATTTGAGTTATCATCATCATTTTGAATATCAGGAATAGTTGGTCCGTTTATGGTCACGTCAATTGAAGCCATTTCAGATTCTGTAAAATCTCCATAACTGTCCCAGTGCCAGATTCTTCCTTTTTGATCAAATTTTAATTTAATCAACATCATATTAAAATTATCAAAAGAGTATGCCGTAATTTCCCAATTTTCATATATTTCTAAATTTGGATTCCATACTGGATCTAAAAAATTTTGCTGAAGAAACTTTACAAAAGCATCAGAAAATTTATGCAGAGCAGCATCTCTAGAACTTTTAGTAAAATCTCTTATCTCTTTAGCGGTTGGGGGTTTAGAATTAAAATATTTTATTGCAATGGGTGAAGCTAGTTTAATAGGGTCTCCAGTGGGTCCACATATATAAGTATCAATAACCTGAACACCCCCCAATTTAACTACTTCTTCCCAGGCATCTATTTTTGGAAAAAATTCTTGATAAGCAGCTTGTAATCCAGCTCCGTGTGACCAACGCGGGTCTCCAACTATGGTATACGGTGCCAAATCGGGTAAAAGGGCTTTTTTACTTGGTGGAGTAATTTTAACAATATCCTCTACATTAAAATTAGGATCTTGTAAATAAGGCTCCATTTTTTTTAAAAATTCATAATTAACTTGCGGTAAACCGTTTTCTGGTTTTGGAGGATCTATAACATCTTTAGTAAATCCCATGTGTGCCATCGGATATTCAAATTTAGGTTCCACTCCTCCGTTTTTTTCTTGATGATATTTTAAAGAATTTTCAAATTGAGAGGTATTTGTAAAATCTGTTATAATTTTATTTCCGTTCTCATCTCTATTGAGAGTACCGGGATAATACTCCGCATCAGAAGGAGTGGAGTGTTCTGTGTATTCTTGTTTTTTATAATTATCACTACCTTTCTCTGCGGCTTTTCCTTTGTCTAAAGCCGGAGAAGGAGGTGGTGGGAATTTTTTTTGTATAATTTCCCTAATAACATTATCTATGCCCATTATTCCTGCCCTCCTTCATCTTCATCGTCTTCTTCAAAATCCATAAAATTAGATTGTTGTTGTTGCATAAAGATATTTTTTTGAAATTCTGAAAGAGCATCTCGATCTTTTGCTAGCTCAGCATGTTGAATCAAGATTCGTTGGCCTTTAGTATTATAACCAAACAATACATAACTATCTAAATATTCTGTAATAAGAGATTTGAGCAAAAGATAGTCTCTTTCTTCTACTCTAAGTTCTGTGTTATTTTCTTTAGACCACTTATCTAAAGCGTTTTTTAATTCTGAATCATTAATAGAATTAAAAATATTTGTTTTAATTTCTGATTCTATCATAGCGATAGTTTCTGGATCTAAAGCCGATAAAGAAGGCATTGCTACAGAAATATGCATTTTATTTTGAGTACTTTGGGGAGGATTGATTTTTTTTGAATTTTTACGTGGGGTTGCCATAAGAAGAAGATTTGTTATTAATACCAAATTTGACCAAATATTCTATAATCACCTCTATAGAACTGGTCTTTATTTTAAATTTATCTGGTACAAATTGAGCACCATCATAAATCTCAAAATAAGTTTCACCAAAAAAACTATGATTAGTATAACAGGTTACCATAACAGAAGATACTCCCGGATCTATAACACAGGTCCAGGATCTCGGATCTGTTTCACTATATTTATCAAATAATTTATCTACAATATATCCACAATCTCTTAGACGCTTAATGAAATAGCTATAGGTGGTTATTTTATTTTTGGCCATAACAATAATTAACAACTAAAGTTATTTTACCAGTGCTGAAATAATATATTTCAATTCTACACCATCTTCGTCTGAATTTTGAAATACAAATACTTTAAATTGATTGTTAATTTTGACCTTAATATCGGATCGGCTGTGTGCTAAATTTTTAAATACCTCCATGCTAACTGGAAGAGGATCTTCTATATCTTCACCTATTAAATTATTACTAATTGTTAGGTTAATGTTGTCTACATTTTGTTGTGTTTTATCATTAATTTCTGCAATTACTTTTCCATCCTGGCTAGAGAAGTAAATCTTAGTCATGTCCGAAGCAAAAGCATAACCCATCATGATCTGCTTTAACTTGGAAGAAGAAATAGTAAATTCTGTATCAAACTTTAAAGACGCAATTTTATTCAAATTAACTGGAGCCTCTTTAACTATAGAATCATCTACTAAATGATATTTAAAATGACTCTTTTCTCCGGTCTCTGCATCAATGGTTTGACACTTAATAGAATTCTCATTCATCTCCATAGAAAATTCTCCATTATCACCTAAACATTCTAGTCCGGAAAGAAGTTTTTTAATGCTAATAAGGTTAAGTCTCGTGTTTTGCTTTACAACAAACGGAAGCTTAGCTTTTGCATAAAGAATCACGGTGTTATCTGGAGAAGAACATACTGAATATAAATTAGATTCTTCTGCCTTTAATACACAACTTTCTGTAAGTCGGTTAATGGGTTTGAGAATCTTTTCTAGATAACTTTTAGGAAGTAAAAGTAAGGACATATTTAAGAATTGGACTTTTCATTCAAGCTACAAAATACTTTACCCATCATACCTGAAATCTTAGTCAAATTGCCACTGATTCTTTCCATCAAACATTTAATGGCTTCAATATCTTCTTCCATTTTATTAGTGATCTGTGGTTTTAGAGGCTCTATTGGAGCAGAAATTGTTGCTTGAAGAGGTGATAAATTCAGAGCTGGTAAAGAAGGAGATAGAGTTACTTCAATGTTTTGTGGTTTTGAAAAGGTTGAAGTATCTGGTACTAAAGATTGTACCAAATCTTCTGGTACATATCCCCGATTGGCTTGATCATTATAATTGGTTCTAGCAGCTCCTCCATGTTTAAATGTATTGATGAAGGAGTTAACATCAATGCGATTAGCTGGCATAGCTCCACCACTTCGATCTGTGGATTTGTCTATATTATTTAGCATTCCACCAGTTAATGCTGCTAACATGGCTGCTTCTTTGTCAAATTCTTTTTCTTGATTCATATTTTAATATTAAAAGTTTAAGTGTTTTTTGCAACTAGTTTAAACAAAAAATCCATATACTATTACTCACCATTATTAGGCTTTCATGAATATATGGATTTTTTTAAACTAATCTTTAAGAGAAATTACTTCAAATCTCTTCCCGCATGTGTTACAGCCACTGCTATAGAAGAATGAATTGATTCAAGATGATTTACAATTACCAAGTAATCCTTGATACGACCATCTAAATCTTTATCCAATTCTACAGCTACTTTACGAACCATGTCTTCTACGAAGACTGGATTTTCATACATCAATTCTGTTTGGTAGGCTTCATCTACTCGCTTGAGAGCATTTACGATCGGAGCCGAAGCACTGTGTTCTACTGCTAGAACCAATTCTTCAAACCAGTATACTTTATCAGCATCTGCTCCTGCTTGGGTTAGCTCTACAGTAACGTCTGCATAAGATTGCTGATTATGTGCTCCATAATCTGAGATCTCCTTGGAACATGGACACAAAGAAGCGTAAAGTACATTGGCATGTAGATAAAACTTCTTCTCTCCATTTACCAAACGACCTTCAAAAGATCCTTGATAATCCATATGAGAAACTACTTTAGAAACTGGAGCTTCTTTCTTCAAAAAGTAATCAAACTTGATCTTGATATAAGCATTTTGGCTCTTTAGGCGAGATTTACATTCATCCAAAAGAATATCCATGACTTCATCAATTCGATGAGACTTGTTAGCAAGAACTTCTTCTACAAGAATACGGTAACGGCTCATGTTGGTTCCCTTTACTTCTGGTGTCAAATCAGTATACATACTGATGATAGCCTTAGTAGGGTTAATGGTTCCATCTTGGCGAATAATCTCCATAGGAACTACAATATTGCGGGAACCTACCTTAGGAATATACTTCTTAGGAAATCCATCAACTGTGTTTTGAATGTCAGGAATGTCGGCGTTGGTTTTAATGCGTGGCATAAGTTTTGTTAATTTAGAATATAATATTTTGTTTAGATATCTCGCAGAATTACAGATCTTTGAGAATATCGGAAATGCGATCACTGACAGAAGGTTCAGTTTCTTCATTATGGGTTTCTTCTGGTAATCTACTAGGATTGGTTTTTGATGTGTAGGTCTCTACTTCAAAATCATCTTCCACAACTGGAGAAGTCTTTGTAGTGGTTGTAGATTCTACTTCTCCGAGAAAATGTTGGGTAAACAATTTTTGAATGTCATCATAAGACTTGTGTTCAAAAATTCCATCTAAATCCTTAATAGATTCATAAATTTCATCTGTATCTGGTTCTCCAGGAAGAACACTTGCTGGTACAAATTTAGAGGAAACATAGGTAGGATAACCTCCTTCATTTTCTTTAACAGAAATGCGAAGGTTGCATCCTTTTTCTGAAAGATCAAAAATCTTTGAACCAAAATCATCTGCATCATCTCCTGAGATAGCTGCAGTAATAATTTCATTCAATTGTTTACCATAACGAATAATCTTAACCTGACCGTTATTTTCCGGATTGGTAGGATCTGAAATTACATAAGCATTAATTAGCCAATTTTCATTGCGCTTAACTGGCTTAATGCGTTCAATTTCTGCTTTATCTTGTGTGCGATAAATCTTGGAACGATATTCATCAATAGGGCAGCGCTCTCCATAGGTACATGGACATAGTGTAGAGGTTAATTGATTGGTGATAGCACTACTCCACAAGTGATGGTAGTAATGGAATACTGTGCGTTCTGGGTTTTTTAGGTTTGGAATTAACCTGACCAGGTAATTTTTTCCAATTTCAAGCTTCATGAAATCACGGAAACCGGAAGATTCGGATGATGATTTTTTGTTTAGTGCTTCTTTAATGGAATCGAATAGGTTGGATGTGTATTTGCTCATGTTGGTTTGTATTTTAATATTAGTTGTTTTTAGGGTTTAGTCAATGTTTGGTTGATTAAATTACGTATTTTGTTGGTTGCTTGTTTTACTAGGTTTTTGGTTTGGGAAGAATTGTGATATCGGTATTTAAAAGTAGAAAAATTATCTACTAAATTAGGCACCCATACATCAAGGTCTTCTTGATTATATTTACTAAGATCTGGTCCTAATTCCATTATACTATAAATGCTAATGAGGTGTTGGCGATAGTCATTTATCCACACTGGGCACAGGTCTTCTCGTTGTTCTATATAATCATCTAAACAGAGACGATTATCAATACAAAAATTGGCTATATGAGAAAAACTGGATTTGATAAATTCGATCTGATTATCTGGAGATTGATTTTCTTGTTGCTTCAAGAATAGTGTATAATTTTTAATTGCTACTCGCGAGATAAAAAATTTTAATGGAGGATAGTTTTCTTCTGGATGCAAATGTCTAGTAGCAGCAAAAAATTCATCTATTCTAATGTGTTTGAATTTTTCAAAAAACTGATGAAGCCTGACTAATAGAGACGAGGTTTCTAGAGGAATGTCCTCAAAATTTTGACGTGGTTTCCAAGCTAGTCCAAAGCGGGAATATTTTAAAAAGGTGTTATAGATCTTCTGTTCCTTTTCGTGCATTTTGTTTAAATCTAAATATTTTCTTATAAATGTTCGGAGTCAAACTTAAATATGTTTTAATTATATTTTGCAAATTGTAATCTCCGAGCAACTCAAAAAGTATTTTTTGTGTCTTCTTATCATCCACTAAATGTTTGAGGAAAGCAAGATGATTTAATTTTTTATTTTTGGCAATACAAACAAAAGAGCCAAATTTTAAAACAATATCTTCAAATTCAGCAAGATCTGTAGCATCTTGAGGTCTTAATAGCTCTTCGATTTGTTGAGAAGAAGTGATGATCATAACTTGCTATTTAGTGGGGATAAATTCTTTGTCACTTCCATAAACAAAGGGGTGATTTTACCACCACCAGCGTGTCGATGACCTCCACCTTCACAAATTTTTTCAGCAAAATTTCCAACATCTATCGGATCTTCAAAGGTATGTTGCCTGATACAGATCTTTTCAGATTTAGAATTGATAAAAAACAGAATGTCTGGCTTGTATGTTTGAGCAATGACATCTAAAAGACCACTAGTAAACTTTTCTCCCATAGCAGCTATGACTTTCTTTTTCTTGGATCCAAAATTTACATATCCTTCATACACCGGCAATTTAGAAGCATCTTCCCTAGCTGATTGTTTTAAAAATGCTATGTGTTTTTTCTGGACATTGGTAAATGGTTTAAATCCATCATAATAATCTTTGATGAATTTAGAAAAATTATTTTTATATTCAGACCAAAACAATAAATTTAAATCATAAGATTCTGGAATGTTTAATCGATAACAATCATAATCATCTGCCAGAGCGATGAGAGTTTTTTGAGCATCTGTTCTGATCGGAAATTTATCTCCTTTAAAAATTTGAGCCATTAAAAGAGCATTAGAGGTAATTTCTTTATGAATAATTTTAGCCTTCTTAAATTGAGGAATAAAATTTAAAGAAGTCTCATGATGATCTATAAACGTCACGTGATCCAAATCAGTCTCCGGTAAGAATTCTTCTCTCAAAGCTAGATCTAAGATAAAAGTTTTAGAAGGATTATTAACACTTTGTACTCCATTTTTAAGTTTGTCCATCTCCATATTATTAATGGCTTGATAGGTTATGCAGGACCCTGGGAGGGCCCACATCAATGCAAGCAAACTTACAGCTCCATCTAAATCATTGTGAGTATATGCATTGATGCAATTCATATCTCCCATACTAACCATTAACTCATTCATTGTCCAGAGATTCTAATGCTTTCAAGGTATCTGATATACTGCCTAGGTTGGAATTAGAACCTGGTAAATTGGTTCTCGGAAGTGCAAAAGAACTAGACACACTATCTGGATCTCTTAAGGTTAGAGTTGGATAATCAATTTCCAATACGGTATGACATTCTCGTGGTCCGAATCGATTCTTGGTAATACCCATATGAATGATGCCCAATTCAAAATCCTCTTCTTCTGTCCAAATAGGAAACTGAGCATCAGCGGTGTGTGCTAATCCCATAGATTCACTCATGGTTTCTAACCCTGGATTGGCTTCTCCATAAGCACTTCTATTAGTTTGAGTGGCCGATATTACCGGACAACTAAAGTAATAAGACAAAGCTCTTACCATTTCTGTAATGTCTTTTACTGCTTCATAGGAATTCTTTCCGCGTTCTGGAGGTGCTATGAGATTAATGTAATCCAATACAATAGCATCCGGTCTAATACCCTTTCTGGATAGTCTTTCAATATAGGTTTTAATCTGCAGTGGAGTCACCGACTTAGGAGGAAATTCCTTAATAATAAGCTTGGCTTCCTTGTGTTTTAATTTATATCCGTTCAAACTGTTCTTTAATGGCTCAATTTGCATGGACAAATCATTCATTGGAATTTTGGATAATTGAGCCGAAATACGCTTAGCATATACTTGCTCAGACATTTCTAAAGAAATTAGGATGACAGTTTTGTTTTGACTTAATATATTGGTAGCAATGTTGCCTAAAAAGATAGATTTACCCACATTAGTAACTCCATAAAAGACATATAAAGCTCTTCCTTCAGTTAAAAACCCTCCCCCGATTCGCTCATCTAACCATTTCCATCCAGTGGAAATTGTCTTAGAAGTTTTTTGCAATTCTTTGCAGTGTGTGTCAATCTCTTCTAGATAATCAAACCCCCAATTTTCAATTAAATTAATATTACAAGCCTTTTCAAACTGTTCTAAAATTTTTGATGTATCTATCTCACCAGATTGAACTTCTATAGAGGTTTTAAGAGCTGTGTTGTATACAGCCTTTTCTCTAAAAAATCTTTCTGTATTTTTAAGTAAAATTTCTTTGTCGTAATTCTTATCTATATCTGAAAAAGACATAGCAACTTCTTTAAGAGCTTGTCTTTTTTCTGGTTCTATCATATGAACCTTGAGTTCTGTAATGTTAGGAGCCTTATGATAGGCTCCAAAATATAAAGCTAAAGATTCAAATACTGCTTTAATATTTTTTGTCTCAAAATAAGACGGTTTGACATGTTCTATGATAGCTTCTAAATAAGAAGAATCGGTCAACGCATTATATATCATCAATTTTTCAAAGAGAATTAAATCGATCGGTAGAGAAGACTTCATTTAAAAAGTATAAAGGCCATTGACGGGAAGATCAATGGCCTTTATGGGGTTTATATTGTTAAATTTACTCAGAATAAATTGCTGAATTCTCTGCATGTTCCCACACTTCTACTTTGTTTACCCAACAACGATCATGTGTAAGATCACGAATAAATTTATTAGACATCTTGAAGCACCATTCTGCGGTTTTTTCAATACCAACTCCTTCCATGATGCGAAGATCACATCCACCAGCATCATGAATGGTCTTGAATATCGGTAGTAGAGGATCTGCAGAATCAATACAAAGAGTGTGATCAAATTGTTCTTGTAGAATTTTTTTAAGATCTTTCAATCCTCCAAAATCTACAGACCAATTCTTATCATCTAATTCTTTACAGCCAAACCAAAGCTTGGCTTTTAATTGGTAGCCATGAACATAAGAACATCTTTTAGAGTTAAATCCAGCAGCTGACCTGGCGTTGTCAAGCCCAGCTTTCCATTGGCGAAAAGCACAACTACCCAATTCTATTAATTTGGTTGATTCAAATTGACTTTTTTCTAGTAAAATACTCATTTGCATTCTTCTTCTGTTTCATCATCTTCTTCTATTTCTGGAGAAGTATCTTCTTTTTTATATTGTAATTCTTGTTGAAGCTTGTCTTCTAGAAGAGGAAGAATTTTATTCCAAATTTCTTCATTATCTCTCCATACCTTATAATATCCTAATTTGGTACCATCTGCCAGGGCAAATGTTGCTCCATTTTGAATTACAATACCATAACCAACAGCCATGTCTAGTAGACCTGAATGTTTTGCTAAACCGGTTTTAAAGTTTAAATACATTTCTGTTTCCATAAACGGAGGAACTACTCGATTTTTAGTGGTTAATGCTCTGAGGGTTACTCCATTAATATCCTTGGACATCGGTGAAGTATCTTCCACTGCATCCCGGCTACCAGAAGACCCTCCACTGGTTTTTTCATTCTTTACAGACATCTGTACAAGCACAGAAGACATATACAAAGGACCAGAACCACCAGACTGTTGCTTGACCAAAGATGGAAACATGGCAGCTGGGTTGTCGTAGACATGATTGGAAAAAAGAATGGGTACATCTGCTTTAGCTGCTTTGTGAGTTAATACTCTTAACATACTCTTCAATCCCTTGGCTCTAGTTCCCATGTCCATGGCTTCCTTGCCAACAGCAACGTCTGCCATTTCTTTTGTAGAAACAAGATTACCAAGGGAATCAATGGAGATAATAAATTGACCATTTAATTTTTTAGCAATTACTGAATCTAAGAATTGGCTAATTTGGTTACGACATTGTTCTACAGTTTCAACCGGACAATATTTTACCTTGGAGGTATCCATACCCATATTGGTAGCGCCTTTATCATCTACAGCATTTTCTGTATCAAAAATAACTACATAGCGACCAGCCTTTTGAGCATTGGCTAAAATACGATTAATGATATAGGTTTTACCACAAGAGGTAGGACCACTAAAACCAATAATACGACCAGAAGGGACTCCC